AGGAGGACCAGCAAGCATAATAAGAAGCTCCGAGCAAGTAGAAGCAATTATGGAAGAAATGAAAAAGGCAGCACAAAAAGAAGAAGAATTAAGAAATGCACAGGCAGCAGGTGGTGCAGCAAAAGATATGGCAGGTGCAGCAAAAGAAGCAGGGCAAGTAGAAGGAGCAATGGGTGCGTAAACAAAGGCAAGAAGTAAAAGACAGGAACATAGAGGCAAAAGAACATCAAAGCAGAGAAGCAAGAAAGCAAAAGCAGTTAACAGAGCTATACAATATTGTCTTTGCAAGTCCAGAAGGACAGGAGGTGCTAAGAGATATTTGTCATAGCATCGTTGATTATCATGGACCAGGCACGTTAATGAATCCACAGTCGGGAGAGTTAAACTCTAAGTGTATGGAATATATCGAAGGAAAGAAAACAGTATACAGAAAAATAAGAGAGAGATTAAAATCTACTACATTAAAAAAAGTAGAATACTTATAACAAGGGGAAAATTATGCACAAATTACTAGGCTTGCTTATGGCAAGTTTTTTTGCACTTTACGGATTAATGTCAATGTTTACTTTCAATGAGAGAGGTGAAAGTGGAGCAGGAGGAGAAGGCGGAGCAGGAGGCGAAGGTGAAGGAGAGGGTGGAACAGGAGAAGGTGGAGCAGGCAGTGGAGAGTTTTCTGTGCCAGAATCTTATCAAGACAAGGAGTATCTAAAGGATATTAAGAGTTACGATGATTTATACAAGGCATTCGATAATGCCCAAACATTAATAGGGAAGCGACCAGGGGGAATGCCACAGGAGAATGCTACCGATGAAGAATGGAACGCATATCTAGACAGTGTTAGACCGGAGAGCGCAGAAAAGTATGAATTTGCAGAGGTTGATTTACCAGAAGGTTATACCCGAGATGAAAGAATGGAGAAGTCTGTTAAAGAGATTTTCCACAAGGCAGGTATATCACCTAGGCAAGCAAAGATAATTCAAGAGAACTACGATAAGTTAGTTGGAGAGCGCCATGCAGAAATGGTTAACGAGAACGGAAAGCAAGATCAAAACTTCGAGGAAATGACAAAAGAATTATTTGGTGAGCGAAAAGAAGAAGCAGTAGGCAATGCTAAGAAGATGATGAATGATATGGCACCGGAAAAATTCAAGGAACATATTGCGCAGTTATCAAATGAAGATTTGGTAGTGATGGCATCAATACTTGACCAAGTACATGAGAAGTACATCAAGGAAGATGGACCAGGCGGAGGTGGAGCAGGTGGCTCGGGAGAAACTACAAGAGACAAGAGAGAGAAGGCTAGCAAACTAAGGCAGTCAGTTGCTTACAAAGATCCGTTCCACTTGGATCATGTGGACACTGTTAAGCAGGTAAATGATCTATACGCAGCGTTATAAATAAAACATTTGCATTCACTCCCAGATTAACATTAAAATAAAGTTGATCTGGGTAGCACTTCTTATGTGTCCAGTCATTGGGTTAAACTCCGGTGGCACACGTTAAGGCAAGTCTGTGTCCATCTCCATGGATGGGTAGCACAAGCGAAAGTTTGTAATACTAATTATTTATGGAGGTACTCAAGATGAGTAATGAATCAATTGACAAAAATCTTATTATTCAATTTTCAGATATGGTCCACGAAGAAGCACAGCAAATTAAAGCTAGGCTACGACCATACACAATTCAAAAGCCGATGTCTGGAGATGTGTGGGCTTATGATGGATTAGGTCCAGTGGAAGCCCGAGAAATCTTTGGGCGAAATGTTCCCGTTACATTTAGTGACATTGATCATACTAGACGGAAAATCAAGCGCAGACGTTTTATGATTGCGCTTCCTATTGATGCTAGTGATGTTCGCGGTGCCTTGATTAATCCAGGCAGTGAGTATCCAAAAGCTGTTAAGATGGGAATGGAAAGAGTTTATGATCGAGTCGTTTTAGAATCTGCATTTGCAGATGTGTCAACAGGTAGAGATTTCGAATCTTCTGTCACATTTGCATCAGAGGGTAGCACAGTTGATGCAACGGCAGGTTTAACTTATGACAAGTTTTTAGAGATTGACCAAAACTTTATTGATAATGAAGTTGGGAACGATATGCCAGTAGACAAGTATCTAACAATTTCTGGTGATGAAAACACCGACCTAATGTTAGAGACTGAATTGGTAAGTGGTGACTTCTCTAGACAGTTCGCTGTTGAGAAGGGCGAAATGACAATGGCACTAGGCTACAATCTAATCAAGTACGGTGCTTCTGTTAATAACCCTTTACTGGAAGAGTCAGGCGGAGAGAGATTTCTAACTGCTGCTACTAAAAATGGTTTCTGTGTAGGTATCTCAAAAGAAATAGATATCTCAATACAGCCAAGACCGGACCTTGTTGAGACAAGTCAAGTTGTAGCAATTTTTGAACTTGGTTCCGTTAGAACAGAAGGTACGTTGGTACAGAAGGTTAGGACTACAGCATAATTAAAGAGTCTTTACGGGCTGGGGTGATGATGCCCATTAAGTTATCTGACTGCCAGGAAAGACTGGCATTATAAAATGTATTAATTCAACAAAAGGAAATAAAATGTCACTAGAGGATAAGTACGTTAATGCAAATTTAGTAGCAGGGAAAAAGGCTAAACCAGCACTATCATCCATGGATGACTCAAGAGGTTTCATTAAGCAGTTTGAAATTGCAGCAGCAGATAATGCTAACTCCATTTATCGCTTTTTAAAAGCAGTGCCAGGAGAGATGATTTTATCTGAACTACTGCTTAGCTTCGATGCTTTTGGGGCAGGTGGCTTGCTTAATGTTGGTATCTATGAAAGTAAAGTAGGCGGTGCCACATATGATGATAATGCATTTGCATCAGGTGTAGATGTTTCAGCCGCCGCCGCTAAACAAAACGGGCTTGCTGCTATTGATTTAGCTGACAGAGAAAAGCGATTGTTTGAGTTGGCAGGGCACGACTCTGATACCAAAAAAGAATATTATGATCTTGGTATCAAGATTACAGCAAAAGGAGCCACAGGGCTCGGAACGGTACTTGCTCAAGGTACATTCTTACAAGGTTAATTAATTAGGGAGGTTCGCCTCCCTATAACTTTAGGAGTGACATGTCAGCAATATCAGATGTAACAATATTCAACATGGCACTAGATCTAATAGATGAAGAGCCGATATCAAGTACCGAGTTCGAAAATCCAACAGGTTTAGCAGGTCAATTAGCGCAAAGACATTTTGCTCAAAGACGAAGAGTAACACTTAGAAAACATCCATGGAATTTCGCCACCAGAAGAACACTTCTCCCAGCATTAACAGAGGCCATACCGTTTGGAGATTATGATAATTGGTATGATTTACCTGCTGACTTTATACGCGTAGCAACGATAGGAGAGTGGGGAGAATATTTTAAAGGTGAATACAGAATAGAAGATAACAGAATCTTAATACGTGGAGTAGATGCTATTTTGTCAAATGGTACACTACCGCTTAGATATGTTTATGATTTTACGAATTTTCCTAAAGCCGACGCACTATTTATTGAGTGTCTTACTTATGAAATAGCAATAGCAATCGTAAAAAAACTAACAGGTAGCTCATCGGAAAGAGAGAGATTAAGGACGGAGCTAGCGGACATTGCTCCCGAAGCTTATTCTATTGATGGACAAGATAGCCCACCAAGTAGAATTAATAGATCAAAATTACTGGAAGCGAGAAGAGGTATGAGGTCGTCAAGGGCTAGAAGTGACAGGGTTTATTTCTAATTATGGTAGCGACAAGAATTATACAGGATGGATTTTCAGCAGGTGAGTTTGAACCTCACATGCATGAAGCTATAAACAATCCCCGATACAATAAATCAGCAAAGAAAATAGAAAACTTCATTCCAGAAATACAAGGGCCAGCAAGTTTTAGGAAAGGGTTTAGACATCACGTAAATACAAGGCAAGGAAGCGAAGCCTTCTTGATCGATTTTACCTACAACGAGGATGATGCTTATGTACTAGAGCTAACATCATTAGTTATGAGAGTTCATAAATTTAACTCCGAGGGAAATCCAAGTTTAATAGCAAGTTCGCAAGCGGTAGTAACAGATATAACATCAGCAGCAGAAGGAGTGGTGACTGCTAATGCGCACGGGTTTTCAAATCAAGATAGTGTTTATTTTCAGAGTACGTTAGGATTAACAGAATTAAATGGACCAGTCTTTACGGTTTCTGATGTAACGGCTAATACATTTAAATTAAAAGATGAAATTAGTGGTGATTACATAGACACATCAGCAGGTGCGTATGTGGCCAACGGGACATCGAATAGAGTTTCCAAGGTATTGGAGATAGCAACTCCTTATCCTGGTTATAGTGATTTAACAAAAGTTAAGCACGCACAGTTTGGAAATGTGATGTGGATGGTACATCCAGACTATAAGCCTCAAGTAGTAACTAGAGTTTCAGAGACAAATTGGAGTTATGGAAATTACACGCCAACAGCAGATCCATTTACAGCAGCATCGGACTATCCAAGGGCTATAGCAATTCACGACAATAGGTTATGGTTTGGAGGCACAATAAATGATCCCCAAAACTTCTGGGCAACAGTAGCAGGAGATTTTGGTGATATGACCATAGGTGTAGGAGCTACGGATGCATTCGAGTTTAGAATTGGATCTTCTGAAAATGATACTATTTTATGGCTTAGAGCAAATGAAAGATATTTAGTGGCCGGAACATTGAACAGTGCCAAGAAAATATATGGAGAAGTAGAAGAGTCAGCAGTGACGCCTACAGCTATTACAGTGAGAGATTTAACTGCGACCAACTCAAGCGATATAGATCCATCATTCTTTGAAGGTCGTTTACTATTCATACAAAGGTCCAGGCAAAAGCTGAGAGCATTAGAATTTAACGAAGCTAGTGCAGGTTATGAAGCAGTGGACATGAACATAGTAACCAAACATCTAGGTAAAGGTTATTCTTTCCAGGAGATGGAGAACAAAGAATCTGATAATGACATAATATGGATCATTAGAAGCGATGGAACATTGATTGGAGTCACTGTAAATTTCAGAGAGGGTGTATTTGGGTGGCATACACACACAACAGATGGATATTTCACCTCAATAAGTAAGTTGAAGTCCACAGTGGGTGGAGAGTTATTATGGGTGGTAGCGAAGAGAAACTTAAAAGGTCGAGATGTTTACTCGATAGAAGTAGAAGCGCCGGAGGTTGTTTATCCGCAAATGGCAGACTTTTATACAGGTCAGGGCAATAAAGAATCAGACGAGAAAAACTTCTTAGATTTATTGTTTGAAGCACAAAAGATTTCAGTACATCTAGATACATGTAAAATCTATGATGGGCTCTATCCTAGAGAGGTAGCAACTGGATCGGCTTTAACTAACTTTCCAATTACACTAAGTGCATTAACAGGGACCGGAATAACTGTCACATCAACAGGCAATGCATTTGAGGCTGGCGATGTAGGTCGAGAGATATGGGGAGCAGACGGAAGGGGACGAGGTGAGATAAAGACATTTGTATCAGCAACGGAAGTTACAATAGATATTACATCAAACTTTAAATCTTTAACGTATGCACTAAGAGGTTGGTATCTAACTACTGATGAAGTATGGGGATTGCAACACTTGGAAGGTGAGGTGGTAGATATATTAGCCGATGGGAGCTACATCGGAACAGACACAGTAGGAGTGGGTGGAAGATTAAATATTGGATACCAAGCATCATACATACAAGTTGGGTTAAAATATAAAGGGATACTTATAGGTCACACACTAGATACCTTGCTCGAAAATGGACATACTAAATCAAATAAGAAAAACATTAATAGGATTGGTATAAAGTTCCACAACACGTTAACACCTTGCTACGGAAATAATATGTACAACTTAACCGAGAGATCATGGCGACCAGCAAGCGCAGATCTTAACAGAGTAGCGCCTCTGTTTACTGGGA